ATGGACCCAATCACCATCATCGCGGGCGTGGCCTCGGTCGTGCCGACCATCGCCCGCTGGATCGGCGGCGACAAGTCGAAGACCGCCGAAGTGGCGCAAAAGGCCGCCGACGTGGCCATGCGCGTCACCGGCGCGAGCGACCCGGCCACGGCCATCGAGCAGCTCAAGATCAACAAGAAGTTCGCCCTGGAGTTCGAGAAGCTCTGGGCGGGCGTGGACATGGGGCTGCAGGAGAGCCTGACCCGCCGCCACGAGGCGGACATGTCCTCGGACTCCTGGCTCTCCAAGAACGTGCGGCCCCTGTGCCTGCTGGGCCTCACGGCCGCGGTCGTCGGCGGGGTCTTCACGTCCGTGGACGAGGGCAAGCTGCGCGCCCTGACCGAGCTCGGGCTCTACGTCTTCGGCTACTACTTCATCGGCCGCAGTGCCTTCGACAAGGGCGCGGTGCGCCTCGACCTCTCGCGCGAGGGCGGGGGGGCCGTCCGATGAGCGGCGAAGACATCCGCGAACTGTGGGAGGCCATCGAGGGCCTTCGGCGCGGCCAGGGCGACATCCTGGTCGGCCTCTCCGAGGTCAAGGCCGCGCTGAACGAGCGCTGCCGCGAGCGCGCCCGCCGCATGGACGCCCAGGGCCAGGCCATCGAGGGCGCGGGGTTGCGCATCGCCGCCCTGGAGCGCGGCCAGGCGCGGCTCTTCGCCTGGGCCTCGCTCGCTGGCGGCGCGGCCGCCCTGGCCGGGCACTGGCTGCTCAAGACGCTGGGGGGAAGCTAGGATGGCCCGCTGGCTCACTGACTACGCCCGCATGGCCGAGGTGGCCGCGCGCAAGGGATTTGCCGAGCGCGACCTGGCCGAGCTCTTCGGCCTCTCCATCGACGAATGGCGCGCCTGGGTTGCCAAGCGCCCGGACCTGGCCAAGGCCCTGGCGCGCGGCCGGGGCGACGCCGACACCCGCGCCGAGCGCATGCTGCTCGCCCGCGCCCTGGGCCTGACCTGCACCGAGACGACCATCAAGACCGCGCCCGTGCGCGGCGAGGACGGGGCCGTGACCGAGGAGGTGCGCGAGCGCCGCGTGGTGAGAAAGCGCCTGCCGCCCGATTTTCAGGCCCTCAAGCTCTGGCTCTCGCGCCGCCGTCCCGATCTGTGGGGCGACGGCGGGGACGACGACCCCATGAACGCGCTCTCCGAGGAGGACATCGATGCCCGCATCCGCGAGCTCGAACACCAGCTTGGCGGCTAAGCGCGAGAAGCTGCGCGCGCTCTCGGCCAAGGCCAGGCTGCGCGCGGAGAACGCCATCGCCGCCTACTACCCGGACGAGGGGCCGCTGGCCCGCGTGTTGTACCCGCGCCACCTGGAGTTCTTCCGCGCCGGGGCCGCGTGCCGCCAGCGGCTGATGCTGGCCGCCAACCGCGTGGGCAAGACCGAGGGCGTGGGCGGCTACGAGCTGACCCTGCACCTGACCGGGCTCTACCCCCATTGGTGGGAGGGCCGCCGTTTCACGCGGCCGGTGCGGGCCTGGGCCTGCGGCGACACGACCGAGTCCGTGCGCGAGATCCTGCAACGAAAGCTCCTCGGGCCGCCCGAGGCCCCTGGTGCCGGGCTCATCCCCAGGCGCGCGATCCGCGAGGTGGCTAGGCGCGGCAGCGGCGTGGCCGACGCCGTGGAGCGCGTGGCCGTGGCTCATGCAACGGGCGGGCTCTCCTGGCTCAAATTCAAGTCCTACGACCAGAAGCGCCGCGCCTTTCAGGGCACGGAGCAGGACGTGATCTGGCTGGACGAGGAGCCGCCCATGGACGTCTACGCCGAGTGCCTGATGCGCACCATGACCACGGGCGGGCTGCTCATGCTGACCTTCACGCCGTTGCTCGGGCTGTCCGAGGTGGTGCTTTCCTTCCTGCCTGGCGGCAAGCTGCCCCAGGCCGAGGAGGTGGCCTGATGCCCCAGGTCGCGCCCGGCAAATACCTCGTCACCGCCACCTGGGACGACGTGCCGCACCTCTCCAAGGCCCAAAAACGCGAGCTGTGGGCCCAGATCCCGCCGCACCAGCGCGACGCCCGCGCCAAGGGCGTGCCGCAGCTCGGGGCCGGGGCCGTCTATCCCGTGCCCGAGGACGAGATCGTGGTCTCGCCCTTCGAAATCCCGGCGCACTGGCCGCGCGCCTACGGCCTGGACGTGGGCTGGAACCGCACGGCCGCCGTGTGGGGGGCCTTCGACCGCTCCGGCGGGGTGCTGCACCTGTATGCCGAGCACTACCGGGGCCAGGCCGAGGCCGAGGTCCACGCGGCCGCCGTCAAGGCGCGCGGCGAGTGGATTCCCGGCGTCATCGACCCGGCCGCGCGCGGCCGCTCGCAGATCGACGGCACGAGCCTGCTGGCCATCTACCAGTCCCTCGGGCTCGACCTCTCGTGCGCGGACAACGCCGTGGAGGCGGGAATTTATCGCGTCTGGAGCCTCCTTTCCACGGGCCGGATCAAGGTTTTCGCCACACTCTCCAACTGGCTGGCCGAATACCGGCTCTACCGCCGCGACGCCAACGGCAGGGTGGTCAAGGAGCGCGACCACCTCATGGATGCAACCCGCTACCTCGTGGCCTCCGGGCTCGACGCGGCCCGCGCCGTGCCGCCCGGGCGAGACGCCCTGCGCGCCAGGCCCGGCGAGGCGGCCAACCACGACTACGAGATGTTCGCATGAACCACGCCATCTATCTGATCTCTCCCGGCACCGACGCCATGTCGCCGGACCTGGCCCGCGAGACGCTTGACCAGCTCTGGGACATGCTTTGGGACGACGGCCTCGTCTCCACGGTCTTCTACGAGGGCCGCGTGACAAACGCCGCAGCCTTCGCCGCGCTCATGCTCTCGCCGCTCACGGCCTGCTACGCGGCCTTCGGGACGGGCTCGCGGCCCGCTGGCCTGGCCTGGCTGAACGCGCAGGAGGGCAAGGCCGCGCGCCTGCACTTCTGTTTCTTCCGCCACGCCAGGCGACACGCCCTTTCCCTGGGGCGGCTCTTCACCCGTTTCCTGCTCACCGCCCGCGATGAAGGGGGCGAATCCTACCTGGAGACGCTCTACGCGGGCGTTCCCCAATCCAACCGGCCGGCGCTGTCGTTGGCGCGAAAGCTCGGGTTCAGGACCATGGGGGTCCTGCCCGGCGCGGCCTACATCGCGGAAGCGGATCGCCTCGAAGGGCTGGTCCTCTCCCGCCTGACCCGAGAGGAG